TTCTTTAACTCGTCTTACTAGGCTTACTACTTTTGTTATGCCGTCGAACATAGTCTTCGATTCTTTCTAGGTGGGTTTCTGCCAATGCTCTCCCCTCCGGCGTGTCGTCGTATGTATGCTGGTATAATGGCAATGGATCGCCCCTTTCGAGACGTAAGCCAATCGGACATTCGTTCATACAGATAACAAGCCGGAGTGAGAGAGATCCGTTCATTTCTTAAAACGGAATGTCGTCGGTTTCGTCGGGTTGTGCAACATAGCCGTTGCTTTTAGCAACGATATGTTTGTCCTGCTTGGCCGCTGGCTTGCGCCTGTTGCCAAGCCATTTTGCTTTCTCGTCTCCGAAGAGCCAGCGCTCGACGCAGTTGAATTGGTGCTCTGGGTTTGTCTGCCCTGCTTCAACTCCTATGACGCAGACACCCTTTTCGCCGATCAAGTCTTCCGCTTCGACGTTAACGTCTTCGCCTGGGATTACTGCACGTCCGATGCTCGAAAGCACTTGATCGACTTTCCACGCTGCCTTTGCTGTAAAGGTGAGATGTTCCCACATTGTCGGCCCTGTTGTTCCGTTGTCGAGCAGGACGGCAACGTCGAGCTTGATCGTTGGGTTTCCTGCCTGCGAAGTCTTCTCGACGGCCTTAATGATTTCGACTTCGTATGTTCCTGGTTCCACGAAATAAATCGCGGCCTGTTTTGGTTCTGATGCTTTGTATGTTGGCATTTTGTTTTTCTATTTGTTGTTTGTTGGTCAGCGTTTTTTAGGATGCGCTGCCCCCTTTTACCCCTGCTAGCCGGATACTCCAGCCGTCCGAGGAAATTATTTTACCTTGGTCTGTCTTAATTGGAGCGAATGCGCTCCGGTTTTTACTGCTGTTGTGTCTGGCTCTACGCCGTTATTGGCGCAGAGTTCCAGATAACTCTTTTCTGAGAGCTTACCGCCCATCGCTAGGATTAGTGTCTCTTTGGTGATACCTTCGGAGGCTTTAGCGATAGCTTCGCACTCCACGAACTTGCGTCCGCTCATGCTGGTGAGTTTCCATCCGGGGACTTCGTCCCCGTTTTCGAGTCTCGTCTTGAGATGACCCATCACCGGCTCCGCGATCTCCTTTTCAGCTAACTTCCACTCCTTCGCGAATGCTCCCATGCTCTCCGCTGTTGCGAGTATTCGCTGGCGGATCGCCTCGATGCTGTTGCCGTTGATGTCTGGAATAAGCGAGATAGCACTCTCAGCCTGTCGCACGATGGCGTAGCAGTTGTTGTAGTGTTTGCACCAACTGCAATACTCGCAAGGTGTCGGCTTCGCCTCCGCGCTTGTTGCGCGGTCGATTGTGCGCTGCGTTCCTTGCTTGGCTTCCTCGTAGGTGAAGTCGTAGCTGCGAATTAACTTTTGATCGACGTAGATAACATGAGCAGTCCAAGACATTTCAAAGTTATCTTCCATGCACGCTAATGAGTATGCCTGAAGCTGATCTCTGTAATTGCGTAACTGGCCTGTCTTGATATCTGCGACCCACTTCTCGGCCTTGCAGACTGCGTCTGCCGTTCCGAGCTTGCTTAGTCCAGGTACTGCCATCGCAAGATACTCTTCGCGAGTCTCGATGAACGATCCTTTCGCAAGGCGCGTTAGTTCATCAACGCCGTAAGCAATAGCTCCTGCGTCTTCGCTAACTATTGCTACGTCATATTCTGCCGATATTAAGTTGCGGATCGCAACGTCAACTGCCGTTCCGCGCTCCGCTGCCGAGCTTGTTCCGTTTGCGCCCTCGAAAAGAGCGCACTCGGCGAGTTTTGGCAGGGAGGATGGTGAGATTTCTTTGCTCATACTTTTGATTTTCTAAGTTTTGCCAATTTATTCCAATACCGGATTCGCTCGCGATGATATGCAATTTGAACTTTGATTCGTTTTGGGTTTGCTTGTTTTACTGAATCTAGAGTAATGTGTTGAGTTCCTAACTTAAATTTGATTTTAAGTTGTTTAGCTAATTTTATAGCTTTTAATATCCTGTTATGTGTCTCTAAATTAAATGACTTGTGAATAAGCCATTCATCTGCATATTGAATTTTGTGCTCCAAATACAATTCCCTATCAATTAAGATAGCTTTTTTCTTTGGAAACATTTGAGCTAACAGCATGAACTCAAGTATTGTGTATCTTGGTGATTTCATTGATTCGCCTTTCTCCACTCGATCGCCGTGTTCACAAACTGATCGACGCGAAGTGCAACACGGTGCAGATACTCAGGAGCGCAGTCGCGCCACGTCTGTTCGCTTGTTAATACGCCGCGCCCGATTAGGAACTGGTTGACCGCTCCTTCATGCTCTGCGAGTCGTCCTGCCCAGCTTTCTGGTGGTGTTGCAGTTGGTGCGACTACGGCTTGCGCCTTTGTCTCGAACAAATGAGCAACCGATGCCCATTCCAGCGGCAACTCTTCTGCAAGGCCAGATCGCGTCTTCGCGTCGTAGGCTGCCGAGTGCGTGGTTAACAAGATGCGCTCCTTGCCGCCGATGCCCTTCCCCTTGCCGGAGTCCGTTGTTGAGACCTTGGTCTTAAAACGCAGGAACCAAAGCTCATCCGCGAACTCTTTGAGTAGTGGTGAGCTTTGCTTGCTCAACTTCAGTTCATAGCGGTCATATGCCGCGAGTGCATCTGGCGCCTCAAAGCGCACGATCTTGGAGTGCGCGATCATCACGACGTTCTTGCCGGCGTCAATTAACTGGTCGATGCTGGACAGCATCCGACTCATGCGCTCCGCTACCATAACCCAGCCCTTGCCGAATCCAAAGTCTTCGACGCTAGTCTTCTTGGTGCTGGCGAGTAGGTCTTCAACGCACAGGCGTTCTGCCCAATCCGCGCTGTCTACGACGATGGTTTTGTAATCAGTCGCTTTGGCCTCAGCCAATGCGTCCGTGAGTTGTTTCCAGCTGTTGATCTCGCAGCGGTCAACGTCAAGATGTGACGTTCCTTGCTCGATGTCCAAGAATAGCGGGTTCGGAAACTTGGCCGCGAATGTTGATTTGCCTACGGATTCGACACCGTAGATGACTACGCGCTGGGCGCGTTGTTGTTTTCCTTTTGTTATTTTCATATTGCTTTGATTTTCTGAATTTCGTTGAACAACCCAGCGAACTCAAAGATTTCTGCGAGTTTTGAATATCGCACTTGAAATGCTGTCAGTTCGCTTTTTGCGTTTTCGATGACCTGTCTAGTCGCTTCCTTGTCATCCATAATATTTGAGACGAGCATAAAGCTCCCTCGCTTTGCTCCGTCGATTGTGCCGTCTTCCTCGACGTGTTTGATAGGCCAGAAGGCGCGAACCGTTAGCGTCTTTTGATCCGATGTTGTGATCTCCACTTTGATCCTACGAATGAGATCGTAGGCTTGCGCCTCCCTCCATTTGATAGCGGCTTCGGTGTCGTCCCACTCAAAGTATTTGTGAAGGCTGCTGAGTGGGTTTGCTGCTTCCGTTAGTAGCGTTCGCGGGTTGAGTCCTGCCGGACGATTCGCGATTGCCTCCAACTGTTTTTTGATCTCATCGTTTTTGGATTCGATCTCGTTTTCTTGTTTTATCAGTTTCATTTTCTATTTTTGTTTGTTGTTTGCGATCCACTTATACCCCGCTCTATCGCTGCGGTTTGTGCTTTGCCTGCCTTGCCACGCCTAGCCTCGCCTCGCCAGGCCCCGCCGCGCCCCGCCAAGCCCTGCCGGGCCTCGCCTGCCGCGCCAAGCCATGCCCTGCCTGCCGTGCCCCGCCAGACCTTGCCGAACCAAGCCTTGCCTGGCCTGCCGTGCCCCGCCATACCTTGCCGAACCAAGCCTTGCCTGGCCTGCCGTGCCTTGCCAAGCCTCGCCGAGCCACGCCATGCCATGCCTCGCCTGCCGTGCCGAGCCGAGCCGTGCCGCGCCATGCCGGGCCTAGCCACGCCTGCCGTGCCAGACCTCGCCGTGCCAAGCCGTACCCAGCCTAGCCACGCCTGCGTAGGGTTGCAGTCGGATTCCACGGAATCCGCTGCGGGTTGTGTTGTCGCCGTGGCGAAATGCATATTATTCGTTGGCTAGTGTGAACGTGCCCCAGCCCATGCCTGCCGACATCTTGGAGTCTGGGCGACCTTCGCCGATGCCGACCTGCTGACCGACTCGTTGGAGTAGGTTAGCAACGTCCGTAGACGTGAATTGGTCGGAATCGTAGCTGATGTTAATGTCAGCCGACCAAGGCCAGAACTTGGCACGAACTCGGATGTCGCAAACGCCGGTTGCGTTTCGAGCGTGCATAATGTGCGGCTCGGCTGATCCGTTAATTTTGATCAACGGTACGGCGTCTACTTTGTCGAATCCATCTCCCTCAACAAAGATCGAGAGCTTGGCCAGCGTCATTTTGAAGCCTACCAATCGGCAGGCCGAAATGAGACCGTTGCGAAATGCTCCTGCTGGTATTCCGTCCCATCCTTCGTCGCTGACGTGCTTTGCCGCTAGAAAATCTGCGTCGAAGTCGCGTGCTTCCTTGGCTTTCTTTTTGTTCGCTTGGCTTCCGAGCTTGTGCTTTTCGATCATGGTGTTGATCGCCTTTTCCGAAAATCTCAGTTGCACATATGGTGCTGTGCCTTGGATTTTAAATCGTGCTTTTACGATGTTCGGTGCTTTGATTGTTACGTTTTCAGTTGTTGGTTTCATATTTATGTTTTCTTATTTTTTGTTGTTATTCGCTGCGTATACGGCCACAGCGAGTGCCGCCCACGAGTGGGATTTTATGCCGTAGGTTGGCCCCGGCTTGGCCTTTGTTCCCTGCGGCCCGATCTTGTCGATCAAGGCTTGCCTGATATTGGCATCCTTGGCTCGCATCGTTCCGCATAGGAAAAGTTTGATATCTTTCCGAAAGATCAATTCTACGTCCACCCTAGAAACCTCGATGAATCGTCCGATCCAGACGCAGGTCTCGAATGTGCTTGCGCCCACGGCCATGCCGTAGCTGGCGATCATCTCGCAAGCAACTCGGTCGTATTCGCGACCGATGAGAATCTGGCGGATCTCGGCATTCGGCAAGTGACCGTGGTCAACTATCTTTCCGTGGTCGAATTGTACGAATGCGCTGTGCGTCGTTCCTGGATCGAGTGAGAGTATCATTTTTTAGTGCCCTTGTTTTGATTTTATCTGCTGGCAATGCGAGAACGTCGCATATTCCTTGGAATGCTTTTGACTTGATGAAATGAATTGCCGATTCGCGGTCAAGTTCCTGATGCTCGTTTAGCTGTCTGCTCAAAAATACCTTCTCGCTTTGCAGGTCGGCAACGGCTTGCTGGATCATCCCGCACAGAAGTGCGCGGGTGAAGGTGCATTCGGCATCATGTAATTCTTCAGCGGTCACTAGCGGCGCTCCCTGCGGGTTTGGCGGTTCATCCACCAGCGGCGGGTCTGCTCAGACTCGCAGGTGGCTTTGATGTTTCCTATTAAGTATCCGGCAATAAATGCACAGCAAGTGCAGGTTCCGAATAGGGCGAGAAATGTTAGTGGTTCCATATATTTAATTTCTATTAGATTGCTTTGAAGACTGGAGCCATGCTGTAACGCTCAGGCATGATGAACTCGCATCCATCTGAATCA